TACTGTCACTGGCGTTGGGAATAGTGGCGGAGGAACTGTTGTTTTTACTGCTGGGAATATTCCAGCAAGCAGCGAAACTGTTGTTTTAAGAAGGACCACACCTTTAACTCAAGGTGTTGATCTAATTGAAAATGATCCTTTACCTGCAAACACTTTAGAAGATGCTTTTGATAAATTAACTTCTATCAGTCAAGAATTACAAGAACAGTTAGATAGATCTTTAAAAGTTTCAAAAACAACAACTATTACATCACCTGAATTTACGGCTGACGCATCTGCTAGAGCAAATAAACTTTTAGGATTTTCATCAGACGGTCAAACTTTAGAAGCAACGATAGATAGTAATGCAGCAGCTCAGGCAGCAACATCTGCAACGAATGCTGCCAACTCAGCAACAGCATCAGCTAATTCGGCAACGGCAGCTGCAAATGCTCAAGCTGCAGCTGAAGCAGCTTTAGATACTTTTGATGATGATTTCTTAGGAGCTAAGTCTAGTAATCCTTCAGTAGATAATGACGGCAATGCTTTAGCAGACGGAGCTTTATACTTTGACACGACTAACAACGTGATGAAAGTTTATGATCTTGGTAATACTCAATGGAAACAATTAACACCAACAAGCGCACAACAAACTAATATTGATGCAGCTGTTGCTAATGCAACGAACATTAATGCGGTCGCTGGAGCAACATCTAATATAAATGCAGTTGCAGGCGACTTGACAGATATTAATACTCTTGCAGGAATTTCAGGATTATCAACGCTTGGATCTAATGCAGCTGCAGTTGTTAATGCTGGAAATAATATTACTGGAATAAATTCTTTTGGTGAAAGATACAGAGTTCAAGCTGGAGTACCTTCATCTTCAAACGATGTTGGCGATTTAGTTTTTGATACCACTGCAGGAAAATTAAAAGTATTTGACGGATCATCTTACGCTCTTGCTGGATCATCGGTAAATGGAACGTCACAAAGATTTAGATATGTGGCTACTGCTGGTCAAACGACTTTTAGTGGTAATGATGCTAACGGAAATTCATTAACTTACGATGTTGCATCAGGAACGGCATTTGCAGATATTTATCTAAATGGTGTAAAATTAGATACTTCAGATTTTACGGCAACAAACGGAACATCAATTGTACTTGGATCAGCTGCTCAACTTAATGACGTTTTAGTTGTGGTCGCTTTTGGTACATTTACCTTAGCAAGTTTTTCTGCAGGAAATATTGGATCAGGAACTTTACCAACGGCTAGAGGAGGAACTGGATTAAGTTCTCTTGGATCAGCTGGTCAAGTAATGAAAGTTAATACTGCTGGCAATGCTTTAGAGTTTGGTAATGCAAGCTCAGCTGAAGTGTACGGATTTAATTTATCTTATTCACCTTCAACAATTTATTACAATGTTGCGGTGCAAAATGTTGGTGGTGCTAACAAATATTTTATAATGGGAGAGCAACAAAAAACTTTAGACTTATTAGAAGGTAATACTTATATCTTTGATCATCCTGCAGCTCATCCAATTAAATTTTCAACAACATCAAACGGAACTCATAACTCAGGAACAGAATATACAACTGGCGTGACGAATGTTTCTTCTACAAGAAAACAAATTGTAGTAGCAAGCGGTGCGCCACAACTTTATTATTATTGTCAATATCACTCAGGAATGGGAGGCACTGCAAATACTCCAGTTCCATTTGACAACAACGTACAAGTCACAACAACCAATCAAGGTCAAGACGACATCACAAATACTCAATATGCTGCGTTTGATGATGTTTTATTTAGTGCGAGCGGATTTACGTTTTCACTTTCAAACGGCAGCTTAATAGCAACCATATAAGGAGGAAAAAAATATGGCTCAAATAGACATCGGCAAATTGACCTTTACACATAAAGGCGATTATGCTGGAGGAACTGCGTATGTTGCTAATGATGTTGTTTATTACAACGGATCAGCTTACATCGCTAAAACATCAACGACTGGTAATCTTCCAACGAGTACGGCTCACTGGAATATTTTCGCTCAAGGATCAGGCGGAATATGGAATGCTGGTCTATCTTTAGGATCTGCAGGTCAAGTGGTTCAGGTTAATTCAGGTGCATCAGCTCTTGAATTTGGAAATGTATCATCTGACTTTGTAAAATTACACTCTGTCACTGCAAATGGTTCAGCAAACTCAATCTCAATGGACGGATATTTTTCATCTGACTACAAAAGATATATCGCAATGGGAAGAGGAATAAGAGGTACTACTGGTGCTGATTTTCAATGGCGAGTAAGAACTGGAGGATCAGATGCAGTTATTTCTCAATACGTTCAAACAAACGCGCGTGTATATACAGATACCACTCCTTCTCACTCTATAGCAGTTGGTGGAATGAATGAAGGTTCAGTAGATGTGAATGCACCTGCTAATAGATTTGAATTTAATGGTGATGATTTAACAGATGATGAAGATACTGGAGCAGATTTAACAATCGAAATCTTTGATCCACAAGCTACTAATAAATGGAAAAATTTTAATAGCAATATTTGGTTTGTAAGATCTGATAAAAACACAATTCAAAACTGGTTCGCATATAACGTGTTCAAACAAACAACCGCTTTAACTGGAATTACATTTCAATTAAATACAGGAAATCTTTATGGCACGTTCGATTTATATGGAATTAAAGGATAAGGAGTAATAAATATGAAAAGATTATTAGTCACACCAGAAAATCCAAATGGAGTTATTGTTGAATATACTGCTGAAGAAGTGGCTCAACATCAAGCTGATTTGGAAAAAACAAAAGCATTTAGAGATAATGTAAGAGCTGAACAAAAAGCTAAAGCAGATCTAAAAGCTAGTGCTAAAGCTAAGCTTATTGCTGGTGAGCCTCTAACTGAGGCTGAAGCAGATACAATCGTTCTTTAAAAAAATAAGAGGTAATTAATATGTCAAGAGCAAGAGATCTTGCTGACTTGATAGGTGGCGGCTTTACTGAAGCTGACATACCTAACTTGTCCGCAAGTAAAATAACATCAGGAACTTTCGCTGACGCTAGGATAGCTGCGTCTAATGTTTCGCAACACGCAACATCTTTTGATGATAATAAAATCGTTAATGATATTTCTACGTTAGGATTAAGAGTTCACACTCAAGAAAATCTAAATGCGTCTAACACTAACTCTGCATCTTTTGATGTGTTTCAAGATAGCTCAGGAATTACAAATTTAACCAATACTGCAAGAGATAGTGGCGAGTATATTTCTTCAATAACAGGAAGTCAGTATCTAAGACAAAATATTACAGGTTTGTCTATAGCAGGCGGCAACATCGCAGGCGAGGTATCTAACAATAATGCCAATGCTATTTTAAGAACAAGAGACGCAGTGGAAGGAGCGACAAGTGACACCAATTCCTATAGTGCTATATGCTACACAATAAATTCGAGTGTATCAGGATATTTGATTGCAGATTTAGGAGCAAGTTATTCAATCTCACAATTAATATTAGGAAAAGGTAGAAGTCACGGCGACGCAACGAGTATCAAAATAAGATACCACGCAACTCAAAGTGATCCTCAAGCAAATGGAACAGACGTAGATTTTACAAATGCAGTATCATCTGTTTATTCTTATAAAGGCGGTTCTGCAAACTTATCAAATTTTTCTTCAACTGGAACTGCTGACTGGGCGACTTTATCTACAAATGGTTATGGTTCAGTTTGTAAAATAAATGGATTTACACCTTTCACTGCAAGATATATTTCTTACAAATTCGGAAGTGCAAATTTTCACGATGCTAATGCAGGTTGGTCAGAGTTTGATATTTACAAATCAACCTTAGCTGAAAATGCAACTGGTTCGTTTGAAGGAGTTGCAATCACTGCTGCATCAACAAATAAAATGGGAGCAGTTATCACTTATCAAGACCACGCAGGAACTAACACTTTAAATACAGATATTGTTTTAAAACTTTCTGCTGATAATGGATCTAATTATTCGACTGCAACTTTAACTGCTTTGCCTGACTTTGCTACTGGTATTAAAATGGCTAAAGTAAATGATCTATCTGTCACTGCAGGCACACAATTAAAATACAAAATAGAAGTTGCTAATCAATCAGCTTCAAAAGTAGCAAGGATAAGAGGCGTAAGCCTTCAATATTAATTATGATTGAAACTGAAGATACAATAAGAAAACTAGACAAGGATGTTGCTCTAATAAAACAAAAATTAGACATCTTAGAAAACAATCATCTAGCGCATATTAAGAAAGATGTAGATAGAATTTTATATATCTTAGGTGCAGTTGGTATTGTTGTTTTAGGTGAATTGTTTGTCTTGTTAAATGCAGTTCTATAATAGAGGAATTAAAGCTCATCTATTGGCTGCACAACATCTTATAGATGATGATCACTTTGTCTTTACTAACTTTTGCGGAATAGGACCAATCGATCTAGTAAGACTAAATATTCATACAGGAAAGACTGAACTCTTTGATGTGAAAACAGATAAAGACGAAGCACATCGGAAAAGAGAAAGATCAGAATTACAAATAAAATTAGGAGTTAAATTAATTTATGTCAACTTACATAAGCGAACAATCAGAGTGGAAGGAAGAGTGGAAGAACTTCGTACTTGATGAATTTAAGTGCAGTTGTTGCAGTGAAGTAAAAGTAGATGCAGCAATGATAGATCTTTTACAAGAAGCTAGAAATGAGCTTGGTCCATTAAGTATTACAAGTGCTTATAGATGTCCTTCTCATAACGCTAGCGTAAGCTCAACTGGTGAAGCTGGTCCTCATACTACAGGTCACGCTTTAGATATAGCAGTTAAAAACTCTCAACATAGAAAACAACTAATAGATTGGTTCACAACAAAAGTGACTGGTTTAGGAGTTGCGAAATCATTTATTCATATTGACAATCTTACTGAAGAACAAGGTTTTGATATGAGACCTAACGCTTGGAAATATTAAGATGTGGTTTAGTGCAATAAAATTAGCGATCAATACTGGCTCTCATATTTATAAAAAGAGACAAGAAACTAAAATGCGTATGGCTGATGCTCAAGCAGCTCACGCAGAAAAAATGGCTAAAGGTGAACTTGAATATTCAGGAAAACTTTTAGAAGCAAGACAATCAGATTACAAGGATGAAGCAATATTAATTATATTAACGCTGCCTATTTTAGTTTTAGCATATGGAGTTTTTTCAGATGATCCAACTGCTTCAGCTAAAATTCAAGAGTTCTTTAAACAGTTTCAAGAGCTTCCTTCTTGGTTCACTAATTTATGGATTTTAGTTGTTGCATCGGTTTATGGAATAAAAGGTACGCAGATCTTTAAAGGTAAAAAGTGAAGCACAAAAAAAGCGAGATCTGTTTTAGTCAAGGACCTATGAAATGGTTAAGAACACCTAAAGATATATGGTCTGACTTAACAAAAGAATTTAACTTTACTGTAGATTGCTGCGCATCAGATCAAAATCATTTGTTGCCTAGATACTATACAATAGAGAACAGCTGCTTAGATAAAGATTGGTCAGGTGAGGTTGCTTACATACATCCTTTGTTTGATAGTAAAATTCCAAAGTTTGTAGAAAAAGCATATCACACTAAAAACTTTACTGGTGTCTTTTTGCTTCCAGCAGCTACGCATACAAAATACTTTCACGAACATATTTATAATAATCCAAATTGTGAAATTAGATTTTTAAGAAAACCTGTACGAGGATTTAGATTTGGTCACGATGACGGATCTGAAGAGCCTGAAAATAAGATAGGCTACATAAAGCCATTAATGATTGTGATTTTTAGAAATGGCGAGAATTAAGTTTAAGGATTTTGTTCCAAGACCAAAACCAAAGAAACGTCCAAGAAGGCACGCCAAATCTGTTTCAAAAAGAATACCAAATAAAAAAAAATATAGAGGTCAAGGTCGATGAAGATCAACGAAAATACAAATATTGGATTACCACTTAGAAACCTAATTGGTTTGATAGGTGCAATAGTTATTGGAGCTTGGTTTGCTTTTGGTGTTATTGAAAGACTTAATAAATTAGAAACTGCAGACATTTTATTTAAAGAAGATCTTCTAAAACGTGCAGAACAAGAGCCAAAAAATTTAGAAATTTTTATGCTTTTGGAAGAACTTTTTAAACAGACTGATAAACAACAAGAAAGCATAGATCAAAATATTCATACACAAATTAAATTAGATCATCTTGAAGAGCAGCTATCGAAAGCTCTTAAAGATATAGAATTACTAAAAGACAAGGTAAGAGAAAATGGAAATAGTCATAGCGTTAATAATGTATCTCGGTAATCCACCTGAGTTAAAGGAGCATCTTCTTATGCCTGATTATAAAACCTGCTTACAGAAAAAAAGACACTCAATTAGAAATTCAAATGCTGAGTATAGATGTATGAAAGTTAATGCAGTTGTTAAAGACGGAAAAATAATAAGCATATCAAATTTAGAGTAATGGCAACTTATAGAGGAAAAAGAGTATCGTTAAATAAAGTACAAAGAGGAGGATCTAAGAAATTCTTTGTATATGTGAAAGCTGGTAGCAAAGTAAAAAAAGTTTCTTTCGGTGATAAAAAAATGAAGATCCGTAAGAATAACAAAGCAGCTAGGAAGAGTTTCTTAGCACGTCATAGATGCGGTAATGCAGGACCTAAAACAAAAGCAAGGTACTGGAGCTGCAAGATGTGGCGTTAATTAAATCAACCAAATCAAACCTTTAAATGAGACGTAAGAGGCATAGACCTATATTCGTGCGCAATTGTGATTATTGCGGAACTGAGCTTCAACTTAATGAGCCTAATTCCGATAGTTATGTAGTCACCGTAGAACACAAATATTTCTGCAAAATTCACTATGTAGGTGAACCACCGATTAAAGATTGTTTAGAGGATTACATAAGGAGCAAATCAAATGTACGGAATGAAGCGAAAAAAATCGATGAAGTCGAACATCAAGAAAAAAAAGAAATCAGGAAAAAAGAAAAAGAAAAAGTATTAAAAAAACTTGACGATTATCTTTTTGAATTAAAGCAAAAACAGAGGAGGCAGCGTGCCGCTAAGTACCAAACAAAAACGTATAGCGAGAGTAAGTCCACCATTTAATAAAATAACTGGATCTGACTTTCGTAAATTAAAGAGAAAAAAAAATGCCAAGAAAAAAAAGAAAAAGTACCGTTAATAAATCAGGTAATTATACAAAACCTGCATTAAGAAAACGTATCTTTAATCGTATTCTTGCAGCCAATATTCAAGGCACTGCAGCTGGAAAATGGTCAGCAAGAAAAAGTCAACTTTTGGCAAAGAGATATAAAAAAGCTGGAGGAGGTTATAAATGAGGAAAAGAAAAAAACTCACTAAAAGGCAACAACAACAAATGCGTACTCATAGAAAGCATCATACAAAAGCTCATTTAAAATTTATGAGAAAGAGAATGCTTGCTGGTTCTAGTTTTAAAAGCGCGCATAATGCAGCCAAAAGAAAAATTGGACGTTAAATAAAATGGCATTAACAAAAAGACAAAGATCTTTAAAGAATTGGGGAAAACAAAAATGGCGTACAAAATCAGGAAAAAAATCGAGCATTACTGGCGAAAGATATTTGCCTACTGCAGCAATCAAATCTTTATCTGCTGCGGAGTATGCAGCTACGACAAGAGCAAAAAGAAGAGACAAAAAAAAAGGTAAGCAGTTTTCAAAACAACCAAAAAAGATAGCTGCTAAAGTTAGAAGATTTAGGTTTGTTTAAATAAGCCTTATTTTAGAATCTTTTTAAGTGGTGCAATTAAGTCTTTTATTATCCTATAAAATGTTTATATTAATTCTGTAATCCAAAGTTAGGATTGCAGAGTAAGTGACAATGGCTGCACCAGTTTAGCACCATAGTTCTTTGGGGGGTGTAGCTCAGTTGGTTAGAGCGATCGCCTGTCACCGAATAATTCAACTCTGCTCTTATATTACCTAGCTTTTTGAAGATTACGGAAAGAGAGTAAAATCGTAATGTCAGGATTTTCCCATAAAATCACAATGAGTTTTTATGGTTGTAAGATTTTGCACCACTCTGCACCAGTCATTTCACCTAAGTATTTGATATTGTTATCTTATCTAAACTCATCGGTGAAATATTTCTTAGAGCGATTGATTGGTATTGCAGAATAAGGTCAGGACATTATGAAATAGTTATGAATACTTCAAACCTAACTATTGTAAGAAAACGTGGTGGCTGGATTGTAAGAGAGAAGGCTACTAGAAAACAACTTAATCAAGGTATCTTAAGATTAAGAAAAGAAGCTTTGGATTTCATTGATAATCTAATTAATGAAAATTCAAAAAAGCAGCCGTCTAATTTGTGGTTCAAAAGTGAGTGGAAAAAATTCACTGAGAACAGATTAGATATTGCTGCTGATCCTACGCTTCAATTAACTATAGGTGGATCTACTGCTTATCAGTCTGATTGGAATAAAAGGATCGAGCCTTTATTTGATGATTGTCTTTTATCAGATTTTAACGGTGAACACTTAGAAGCATTTTTAATTAAATGTCATAAGGCTGGTCACGCATATAAAACTCTGAAAAGAACAGTCAGAAATATAAAAGCTTTTCTTAACGTGATGAAAGGTAAAGGAAAAAATCCGTGCTTAGATAATTTAAATTTTGATATATCTAAGTGTTGGGAAATAGTTCCTGCAGATCACGAAAAGAAAAATGAAAAGGTCACTAATATAATTGATGAAAAGCAATTAGGTGAAATGATCTTGGACCTGCAAAAGTCTAAAGATAAAGACTTCAGATCAGCGTATAAATTTGCATTGATGAGTACCTTCTTTTTATTTGGTTTAAGAAGAGGTGAGGTCAAAGGCAGAAAACAAAAGGACGTTGATTTTGACAATGCTATCCTAACTATCAATTCAGTCTATATTCAAAAAGAAGGTGGCTTACTTAAAAGAACAAAGAACATAGGCAGCTTCAGAAATATTGATGTAGATGAAAACGGATTATTATTTTTTAATTGGTGGATCAACATCGTTAGAAAATTTAAACCGACTACTGACTGGTTATATCCTTCCTTCAGAGGTGAAAGTCCTTTGTCGGATAGCGGCTTCAGTAATTTGATGTGGGAAACTTTTGCTGAATATGGATTTGCAAAAATTCATTATCATAAAGGTCACGTTGTCGTTGATGAAAGTCCATTTAAAAATGCAGTATCAAAAATGTTTAGACATAGATTGGCAACTACTTTGATCAATGCTATGGATTACGAAAAGTTAGATCGTAATTACATAAAGAAAACTTTAGGTCATACTAGATTTCAAACTAGTCAAGACAGATACGGCAATCACAATACAGTCGTTGCTAAATCTACAACTGCTACAAAAGGCAGATTGTTAAATTCCAAATTAATAAATTAGTTGTTGTTGAGTTTTGTTAGGTTCGCTTTTATGGCGGACCTGACGAGGCTCGAACTCGCAACCTTTCGCGTGACAGGCGAACGATCTAACCAATTGATCTACAGGTCCACTCCAAAAATTTCTGATGATGTATGAGAATAAAAAATCTACTGTCACCAGACCTTTCAAAAAAATTTTTAAATTAATTAACTAGGATTGTAAAGCTTTTGCTTTTGGCTCAGGTCCTAACTTCTGAGCCTCAGCGTTGCCTAACATATGTGAGCAATGAAAATTGCCTGATCCTAGCTCTCACATACATTTAAGGTCTTTCAGAAAGATAGCGCTAGGTAGGCGTTCTCTAACCTCTGAATTTTTTCCAACTTGATAATAGAGTTCGTAAGTTTGCGTTCTCTTCTAAAACTCTTTCCAAGCTATCGTGATATATCTCGTTCTCTTTATAAAGAAGATCTCTCTCTTCAGTTATAATTTTTAGTTCGTCTTGCTGAGTTGCAGTGTGATGAACTAGTGCTGCTTTAGAAATATCTTTTGCTGCTTCTTCTAGCTTCTCTGCGTTCTCAGGTGATAACGGATCTTTAACTAATTGTGTCATCTTTAATTACCTCCAGTTGCTCGTTCTCAGTTAAATCGTATCGGTCTATTGGATCATCAAATAAAGCTATTTCTTTTTTAGTTTCTTTTATGATCTGTTTTGTATGGTCCTTTGCCTGCTCTAAAACAGTAGTTAAATTAGGATAGTTTGAAGGATAGACACCATAGATATATAAGTCATTGATAGCTGCAGCAACTCTTTGCAATCCTTGCAGCCTCTTACGCATCCTAGCAAGCCTATCATCATAAGGTAGATCGTGAGGTATCTTATTCATCTTTTACCTTCTTCCAATTAATGTGATCAGTTTTGATTTCCAATACTTTAACTTCAGTATCAGTTGGCGTACTGCCACCTGCAGCTGTTTCCTCATCAGAGAAAGTCTCAGTAATAATAGCGGATATTTCTGCAGTAGTAATTTTTTGAATTTTAGCCATTTAAACATTTGTATTTTTTTGTTGTTCTCTAAAGTCAATATAAGCAAGCTCATTATCTAATTCAGCCTGCAGTAGGTCCACATCCAGCAGCTCACTAGGCATAGCAGCATTACGCCTTATGTTGGTTCTATGATAGCCGTACATTTTGTTTATGTAATTCTTGTCAAAGAAATACTTAATCTTACATCCAAGAATATGAGAAGCCTGCCAAAGTCTAAATGCACATAACTGGTTTTGACCAAGCTCATACTTTGCAACTTGTTGATATTTAATATTCATCTTATCTGCTAACTGCATCAAAGACATTTTTTTTAATTTTCTTATAAACCTTAGATTGTCACCTATTACTTTATTCATAGAGTGATGATCCTTAGTTCTCATAGATTTACTGAGCATTGAACCTCCTTAAATTATTTTTTATTTGTTTTGTATCGAGTGATGTAGATCTCTTGATAGTTTCTTTAAAGCAAGCTGGAGTTATTTCGTGATAGAAACTCTCTGATGCTTGTATTAGATAATGTGTCTTACCTAAAATTTTCTTTACATAGAACGGACCACCTAAAGCTGCATATGGTCCTTTTGCTTTATCAGTAAAATCTTTTTTATATATTGATAAGCAATGTTGTCTTTCATATTTTTTTTTACTCATAACTAAATAATTCCTCCTCATTTCTTTTTCTTAGTATGTATGTTGCTAATATTGATAATGCTCTGACTGCAGTATTATCGTTTGGAAACTTTATCGTTTCGCCAAAATTTGATAGCAGCTCCAACTCCACGTCATCAAAGACTAGAGCATCCCAGTATGGCTGCTGCATTTTAAGATCTATTGAAGCTATAGTTTTCTTTAGACGCTCCTCTGCATCAGTCTTTTGTTTATTTACTACACCTTCTTTAAACATAATTACGTTATTCTGATTTCTGTTTTTTATGCTCATCTAAATAAAATTTATAAAAGTGTTCAGCTCGATCTGAGTTGTAGCCGCAAAATTCCATATCCAGTTTGAACTCATAAAGAGACATCCGTTTTGGGAAAGTAGCTATCGACCAGTTCCGAGACATCTTCTCGGTGAATTTCGTCCGCTTGAACCAAGTAGTTGATTGCATCAATATAACTATCGTATTTGTATTCGTTGTTTGCTCTTACAATTTTTGCTGCTGCATACATAAGAGCGACCTGATGAGGTCTAATTTTTTTTCCAATAAGTACAGACCACACATCTGCAATATCTTGCATCTTCTTATTAAATGGTCCGTACTCATCGGATTTGAGTTTTCTTAAGGATTTAAGTTCTTTACTTAGCTTTTCGATTTGCATTAGTGTATTCCTCAAAACCTTTTTCAATAAAGAACTCAACTGTCTTAGCCATTGATATTGGCAATTCAAATTTGTTCTTCGATAACTCCTCAAGCTTTTTGTAAGTCTTGATATTGATCGCCACTGATTTGAATTTATCGACGTTCATTATGCCTCCAACTCTGCTGGATTAAATGAAGCGTCACCTGCTGGAGCTGCACCTGCAGCATCCATAGCTTCTACTCGGTGGAAGTAATAGTATTCTTGACCTGCAGCCAATTTACCATTTCCTTTTGCCTGAGCTTTATAAGCGCCAAATCTATATGACTTGCCGTCTATCATTATGTTGCCTTTAAGGTCGTAGCTTTCAGCTTTTGCCTTATTGGTCACTGGTATTGCGAGACCTAATTGTGGTCTCTCTTTTTTTTGATCACTCATTATTGTAATACTCCTTTGGATTTGAGTTGATTTTTAATTGATGTGAACTTTTCAAGAAACGCACCATAACTTACTGGATTTTTTGCTTTTAAATCCGCAAGAAAAGTTTTGTTATCTGAAATCCACTTTTGGAAATTTCCAGCGTGACTTATGCCTTCAAGGCTTTTAAGTGCAGACTGGAGTTTCTGATCTTGCTGCTCTATTGCAGCTGCAACTTCTTCAGCACTTGCGATACTATCATTTGTAATTCCGCAGAATGCTAACGCTCTTCCAACTGCAGATGTTTCGCAGTTCTCAAGAGCTGATGTTTGATTGATCCGTGATGCTGCTCTACGTTCCTCAGCTAAACCTGTGGCAATAACATTTCCAGCTATTGTCACTATTGCTTTAACTACAACAACATCTTTATCAATCGAAACTATCTCAGTCTCAATTTTTAATTTTGCACCTAGATTACGTCTTGCGACTGCTAGCCTTAATGCTACTGTTGCATAGTCTTTGCCGTGTATGCTTATGGTTTGACCATTAAGACTTTTTTTAAAGTCATTAATAGTTGTGATCAGATCATCAGGAATTATTTTACTAACCATATAAAACCTCCGATCATTAGTACGATTAAGATTTTAGATAAGACGCTCTTAATCTTTTTTTTACGTCTTTGATCTGCCATATGCTGATCTGTAAATTCTTTTAAAAAGTTTCCGTTCCATTGAGGAATATTCATTAGCTGATCCTCCAAAGTTTTCTCGCTTCATCCATAAATTCTTGAGGCATACCGTGCCAAGCAAAAGGATGATCAAAGTTTGGATCTATGACTTCAGCTGCTTTACTTATGATTGTGTATTTATCGTCATCTTCAAACTGAGAAAGTATTAACTCTCTTCTTCTAAAAATATTACACATATTATTAAAATGCCTACGCAAAGCATCAGGTGTTAGATCTATGCAATTGTCTTGACTAAATGTTTGATGACCTTTGATTGTTAAATAAACTAATTTGACCGGTACTTTGAAATCATATTTAGCTGCATAGTAGCTGCATTGTAATAGGTGTGTGTAAGAAGGAGCAGTAGGCAACGATGAAACAATAAAACTTCGTGTGCCGTCTTTCTTGAGTTTGCCAAGCTTAGACCAACTAGTCTTTAATTCTACTATTAACGAAGGAAAGGATTGCTGGGATGAACCACCAGCAGAAACTCCGCCATAAGTAAAATCAGTTCGACCAACTACAGGACACAACAAGGATGAACTATCCTGAGTTATGTTTATCTGTTCTTCACAAACGATAGGACCAAGATCTGCTCCTCCTATATTCTCTAGCGCTGAGAAACCGTGATTTGCTACCTCAACGATTTCTGCTTGATACTTTTCAAACTTACTTCTATCTTTTTCATCGTTAGGTACATAAAGTTTATATTCATCAACTTCAGATGTAATTAATTCTTCTTTTGCTTTGCCTTTTAAAATATTTTTATTTGGTTGCAGCTTTCTTTGTGGTCCAAAGTTCCAAATAGTATCTGCATAAAATTTTTGTAATATATTATTTACTGCAACACCTGCTTTCATTTGAGCATTGCTTGGTAAAGATCTTCTTTGTTCTTGAGTTAAGAATAAATATTTAAACAACCAAGATCCGTCAGGTTGAGTTGCTTGAGTAGGTGAGTGATGTGTAATTCCTAATTTGATTGCAAATTTAGGTAAGATGTTTTCCTTTAACGGATCTGCTAACTCGTTTGGTTTATCTGATTTTAATATCATTTGTGATAGTTCGTATCACATCTTGCTTAAGCTGCAAGGATCTTTGTCAGATTTGACAATGATTTGATTATTTAACTGCTTTTAACTCTTTTGCCGTTTTTGCCGTTTTTGCTTTCGTGTTCTCGTTCCAACCTTTGAATTGATCGTATTGATAACGTGGTCTGCCGAACCTATCATCAACTGGTGGAGCATCATTACCTTTATATGCAGCTGATCTAAAATGTTTTAATTGATTTGCAGTGTAGTCAGGAAACAAAATTAAGATCTGTCCTACAGTTAATTTAAGCGCTGGATTATTTTTTAATTTTTCTAATAATTCTTTTTTACAGTATTCAAATTTTTTTCTTTTACCAACAACTTTTGTCATTAACCAACTTTCTTTCTAATCCACTCAGGAATTTTTTCTAAGTCTCTAAACAATCTAGTTGCTTGAAGTTTATTAACTAATTCCATTTTATCTTTTTCTGATATGTCAGCTAAAGTTTTGTTCATATGTTTTAGCTTTTCAATATGTTTGTCTAACTCTTCTTGAGCTTTCATCTGAGCTTTTTGTAAAGTTTCTTGTGCTTCATTAATTTTTTCTGCTTGCTCAATACTTTCAAAATAAGAATGATCTCTCTTCATTGCTCCTCTTTTCATAATCGA